ATGAAGCTCGGTAATTCTTTGCCACTTGCGCGCTGTCCTCATTGCAACATCGCACATCCTTCCTTGGATTACGTAAGCGCGATCGATACCGAAAGCAATGCCAAAGAAAATCATCGGCGGTGGATGACTTACCGATGCGCCACATGTGGCGGCGTCACAATGGCGGTGGCGTCCTTTCTGAATGTTCGTAATCACATCCTGGATGATATAAGCGACATCTGGCCCTCGCCGCAAACAGTGCATGAATCAATCCCCGAGAGAGCGAAAGCTTACTTAGAGCAAGCGCTCGCTAGCATCGCTGCTCCCTCCGGTGCGGTGATGCTCACCGCATCAGCAGTTGATGCAATGCTCAAAGCGAAGGGATTGAAGGATGGCTCATTAAATGCGCGCATAAATAGTGCTGCGCAGAGCCACTTGATTACATCTGAAATGGCAGCATGGGCGCACGAAATACGGCTGGATGCAAACGACCAACGTCATGATGACGAGGCTGGTGCGTTGCCAAGCGCGGCAGATGCAAAGAAATCGATCGAGTTTGCCACTGCACTTGCGCAGTTTCTTTTCGTACTCCCCGCTAGAGTTGCACGCGGCCGCGCCAAGTAACCTTTAATACATCGCACTGTTACGCCAACGACAAGGAATAGCCCAATGGATTGGAAGCAATTTTTCGCGGCGATCGTGACAGCTCTCGCATGGCCCTCTGCGATAGTCATCTTGGGGCTATCTCTAAAGTCTCCTCTTACAAAGCTCATTCCAAGGGTGCGATCGCTCAAGTACAAAGATTTGCACATTGACCTCGCTGATAAGTTGGAAGCCGTGAAAGAGAAGCTCGAGGCGGAGACAGAGTCCGATCCCCCTCGCCCGCCATACGTGGCGTTGCCTGGAGTTTTGGAGGTAGCAAGAATTGATCCTAGAGCTGCAATTATCAGCGCTTGGATTGAAGTAGAACGAGCAACAATCGAGATGGCATTAAAGGCTGGCATCGCGACCACGGGCACCGCGATCTCAATAGCAAATCATCTATACGCCATGGACTGCTTGAGCGAATTCGAGTTTGAAACCTTCCGAAATCTTCGCCGGATTCGAAACGACGCGGTTCACCTGACAACAAAAGATGTCACTTTCGATGAAGCGATCTCTATGGCCGATATGTGCCAGTGGTTAGCTGATCGCATCAGGATGCTCACTGCTGGCATCCCTAAACGGGAGCCAAGTGCTCCTCCGCCGAAAATGTGTGCCCCCTCAGGAAAAGAGTAATAAAGGTGATATGCCTGCCGAAAATCCGCTGTAAGCCACGCCATACAAGGCTTTGAGCGATTTTCTAAAAAGGTGATATTTGAGTGATATAGAAGTAATCGTATTACTCTTTTAAAAGGTGATATTTCAAAATCCCAAGGCCCAATGAAACCGGGGGGTTGGCCGAAATATCACTTTTCATATCACTTCATATTACTTTTCCATGTGATACAAAATCCCAATAAAACCGGGGCCTCCAGAGCAGTTTTCCCACGGTATTACCTTTATCACTCTTTTTAAAAAGCCCACCCTGCGCCTGAGACCGAATCTCATCTACATGACGTATTCCCGCGCCCGGTTTAGACTGGCCGCGGTTCTTCAAAATGGCAGGAGCACCCATGCGCCAAGTCACCAAAACCCCAGCACTCCCGAGAATCGAAGTATCGAAGGAAGGTCGATATTGGCGGGTGGATTGGGATTACCAGGAAGCGCCCGAAAGCAAAGTTTTGACCGACAGAAAAGAGTTTTTGAACGGGTATATCAGCGGTCTCCTTGACTCATTTGGAGCCTCCGCAGGCGAATTCGCTCTACCGTCTGCCCGTACCGGGACAGTCAAAAAGCTGAGTGAGGAAACCGCTCAAAAACTGGCGAAGCTGCTTACAGATCTTCTGCACTCGCACGTCAGTGCAGAGCACCGTCGGCTGTTAAATGCCGCCGAAGTCAGTAAATTCATTGCGGGCGCGGGAGTGATAGAGCCTGCAGTCGGTTGATATTGATCCAAGCCAAGCGCGACGGGGCTTGGAGCGCTTCCCTTGCCGTATAGCGCAGATTGAATAAAATCCCTTTTGCCCATCTGCGCTAAAACCGAAAACGCCCACTCTCTTCAGTTTTTCGATGCGCCGCCCTTATCAACCGGGCCTTTCAGCATCATTGCCCTCTCCTGCCAGCCACTGCACGTCATGCAGGCTCGTAACAATCCTTTGCAATTCATTTCAAACAATGAAACCGCCAAACGTCCCACAAACCCCGCTGTGGCCATGGGCGGGGTTAGGGTTTGCACCGCCTCACTGTTTTGCAAAAAAAAGGGACACAAAGCCCGCTGGCGGGAGGGGGATAAGTGCTTTTTCAGATGTTTTTTTGTTGGTCGGGGATTTTTGCGGATTTCTGGGTATCTCACCCCCGGACACGAATTTTGTACGTGGTCGCGTACTTTAGGAAATGTCTGATTGTTTTTCGCAAAGAGCGTCAGCATGGTGCTGCCTCTATCAACACTGACATGGAGGTCGGCAATGTCCGGCAAACCCGCTGCCCGCAAAACCGATACCGTTAGCTGCCCTCGTTGTGGCGGAACGGCCATCGAGTCCGGTTCACCCAATGTATTTTTTGATGGTCTACCCGCCGCACGTGTAACGGACTGCACCACCTGCGGCAGTATCTTGACCATGGCCGCTATGTCCTCTGTACAGATCAATGGCCAGGCCGCCTTGGTCACTGGTTCGCAAGGTACGCATGGCGACACCATCACCGGCGGTTCATCAAGCATCATCATCGGTAACAGCTTCACGCCTGCACCGGTCGCTCCCGTTAGTCCGATGCCAGCTCATCTGGCCGAACCCTCCAGCTACGTACCCGCCGTCTCGGTACTGATGCCTGCGCCGGAGGCTGCCACTGCTGTGGATAACTCCAGTCTGGAGGAAGAGGAAGAAGAGGAAGAGCTTGAGGAAGACAGTTCCGTCGGGATCACTCTGCGCATTGGCGTGTTCTTCGATGGCACGCTAAACAATGCAAACAACGGTGAGTTGGGGCTGCTGTGCGGCGCCAGCCATCCCATCAAGCCGGAAGATCTGGATGCCGCCTGTAAACCGTACATGAGTGATCCGGACAGCAGTTATGCGAATGATGAGTCGAACGTCAAAAAACTCAGTGATTTGTATTTCTCATCCGATGAGATTCAGGACGAAGGCGAACAGCATCAATTATTCCAAGCCCTTTACATCGAGGGCATAGGAACCTCATCTGGCCAGGAAGATAGCCTAATGGGGGCCGGTATGGGGCGCGGCGCTACAGGGGTAAGTGGCAAAGTAGAGGATGCCTTTCGTGAAATCATGCGAACCATTCGCAACTTCAACCAAACCAACCCGGACTCCAAGATTATCAATCTAACTTTCGATACCTTTGGTTTCAGCCGGGGGGCAGCAGCTGCACGGCACTTTGCCAATGAAGTCGCGCAGGGACAAAAGGGGCCTCTGGGTGAAACCATCAAGATGTTTCGTCGAGCGTTCCAAGAGGGTTTCGGCGGTGAGTACCAGCGAGATATCCAAGTGGGCTTTATCGGATTGTTCGACACGGTGGCATCGGTTGGTGGCCTAGCCAACTTGGGTTATATACGAAGTCAAAAGGCGCCATGGCTCAATCTCTATCTGCCTCGCAGTCTGTTTCCGAATGTTGTCCAATTGGCGGCTAGGGATGAAATTCGCGCTAACTTCCCACTGACCCGTGTGAAGGCCGACCATCCCGATTACTCGATGCCCGGTGTGCATTCGGACATCGGTGGCGGTTACTTCCCCGAGTCTGAAGAATGCCTGCTGATTAGCCCTATGCAAGCGCTTGATGTTCCAGTAACGACTGACGTGAAATACACCTCGATCTATCGCGATGCCCAACAAGTAAAGGCACAGTGGGAGGCTAAAGGATGGCCGGCAGAGATGCTGGAAGTCGTTACGCCCTATGTTCGGAGCTTGCATCCGTCTCAGCAGGATCGTTTGAACCCTACCAAGCGTGTCTACGCAGCGTTGCAGCTTAAGCGACCAGTGCGGGGTGACCTGTCGCGGGTTTACCTGCGGGTGATGTACGAGTTGGCCAAGCAAAAGGGGGTAAGGTTCGATCATCTAGAGGAGTCAGACCCGCGCTATGCCATATCGTCCGAACTAAAGGTGCTTTGTGATCGCTTTGTATCTGGTGACTACAGCACGACGCCAGCCGAAGAGCAGTTGCTAAAGCTGAAGTATATTCACACCTCGGCCAACTGGAACCCTCCCAGGAAGTTGCAAGGCTCCACGCCACGCACGGGATTGGTTTATTTTAACGCCCCCACCACCGATGGGATCCGCGTGCAGCATCCCCATGTACCCGACTAGGAGTTTCGAACATGCGAACACTATGGATTTTGTTGGGGGCCTTATTGGTCGGAGGTTGCCAAGCTTCGGCGCAGACTACGGGGCGTTCGGATACTGACGCTGGGCCTTGGGCGCTGGGATTTGTTACTCCTTACGCGATGGGTGGCTGGGTTGAGGATAGTGCAACGGTCGATGTAGATGGGAACCTGTACCGTGGGATTGGAAGCAGCGCTTCCGGAGGAAGGAAAAACGGTGCTGATGGGGCCCGTGGCTGGGCGGTGGCTGGCGCAGGCAAAGAAAGGTATGTGCGGGATGCAAAACTTCCGGTACGCATCTATGTTCGCTGGCAATCGGTAGTCGAGCCGCAAACCTATCAGGGCTGGATTGAAATACCGGAAAGTGCTCGGCAGGTCATGCGCAACTCCCTGAGCATGGATTGTCCAAGTATTCCCGAGATGGCCGCAATTCCGAAGAGGGCCTCTGTGCGGTTTGGGCTTGCACCCGGTGGTGTTGTGCAAGTTTGGGTTATGGATGAATGCCTACGCCCGGTGAAAGCCGCACATGTTCAGGTCGAAATAGAACCCAAAGGGCCTAATCTTGGACTATCCGGTGGACGTTACTATCCCCAGACGGAGGCTTCCAAGGAGTATGTCGAAAAGTACGGAATCCCCTACGGCAGTTGGTAACTCTCTGCATATTTAGCCCACCATTTGGCGGGCTTTTGCTATCCGGTGATGGGCTTTAGCTTCCCACTCAGCATCAGCGCGCTGGCCGCATTGCCCGTGAATACCCCCGCATTATCAGGCGGTGGTGTGGCTCCATGTTTGTGGCCTGCCAGCTGACTGTTCATCTGTTCCACCAAGTCGAGCAAATCACACAGCACTTGCAACACATTCACTCCGCTCGATCCGATCCACGTCTTCGGTGCCTCGAGCCGTTGACTGACTTTGGCCACGCTCTGACGCAGCCCCTGAATACGCTCGTGCATATCGCCACCCACCGTGGCATTGAGCTTCTGACCCACCACCATATTTAGATCCCGGCCGGTCGCCTGGTGCAGATCATCCACTGCCGCCAGGCTCGCAGACCCACCGGACATCAGCTTGAGCGCACCCAGCGCTTCGATCGTTTTCACACCACCCACGGACTCGGTCGAGTGGTCATCGATCGTCTGCGTATGGCTCTGGAATTGCTCGCGGTTGTCCAGAGCTTCAACTTCACGCTCTATTGCCTGATCTCGGATCTTGCCATCGGTCTGACGTAGCCAGTTGCCGTCTGAGTCGACGCGCTGTTGCGCGGCCTCGCTGTGCTGCCAAACCTGATCACCTTTCGGCACCTTCGGCATGCTCAGCCCGTGCGGCAAAATCGATTGAATGTAGGGTTTGTTCGGCAGGCCATAGGCGAAGCACACCACCACCCGCGTGCCTTCCTCTGGAAAGGCATAAATACCCATTTCCTCGCCACCAGTGGGCAGAGGCAGCGGAACGCCAGTGAGCGGCGGCATGGCCGGATCTGGTTCGTCATCCGGACCGAGTACGACAATGTCCACGGCGTAGCGCGGGCGGAAGTCGTCGCACAGTCCGGCGTCCGCCGGCGCGTCAGCGACGGCAGTAACCTGGGCGAAGCGTGGCAGGTGATAGCCACCGGTGAGTTCAGGGAATTGCCGCTCTACAGCGCGGCGGATTGCGTCTTCCATCGGATGGCCATCTGGTCATTGGCGAGTGTCACCGTGCTGATGCGCTCGCCGTTGTTAATCGTTGCACCTGGCCGCAACCCCGGAAGGGCCGCGACCATCGCGCTCTGGTTGCCCTGGTAGCCGTCGAACAGCTCCGAGGGGATTTGCAGCGGCGCACGTGCGCCGAAAAAACTGTCGGCCCAACTGCCGGCGAACACTTCACCGTTGCCCAGTTGGTGCCAGGTGAAGTCGGGAATGCTGAATACACGGGCCAAACTGTCCATCGCTTGGTAACCGGCCGCGAGGCTGTAAAAATACGGCGCCTTCACGCTGGCATAAGGGCGATCGGGGACACGAAAGCGCAGCCCGGTTTGTTCGCTGACCTCGGCCAGCACGGCGCGCAGATCCACATGACGCAGGTTCAACGGCAGCGGGTTGGCCAGCACGGCCGTCAGCTCACGGCAGAACAGCACTTGTTCGACTGCGTTGGCGCCGGTGCAGCGCTCGACGTAGCCGATAAAGTGCCGTTGCAGCGTGCCCTCGTTGTAGCCGATATCCAGCGTCACCAGCCCTTTCAGCGGCGCAGGGGATTGAACCGTGAAGTTCGCCCGGCCGGGGCTGGTAGCGTCCAGCCTGACGTCCTCCTTGATGAGAGCGATCGGGGTGCCGTTGATGGAAAGTATCTTGTGCAGTTTCACGTCTGCTCACTCCCGCCCAGCCACTTATCCACACGTCCCAGCACTTTTTCGAAGCCGCTCAGCGCGGGGTTGTCGCTGTTTCCTTCACCGTTGCCGGCACCGCCTTCACCGACCGGGCTACCCGGGGCGCCCTGAACGTCGACCTTGTTGCCGGCGCGCCGGCCTTCGACTTTCTCCGGGTTCGATTCGCGTTCGCTCAGTGTGAATTGCACAAGCCAGGCTTTCAGGGTGTCCGCTTCCCGCGCACTGACGCCGTCGGAAAACTCCACCTGACGCACGCCAAAGGCTTCGGCCGTGCCGTTCACGATCCGATACAGATGCAACTGACCACCGCCGGCAGTGGACTCAGCCATGCGCAACAGATCCGTCAGTTGGGTTTTATCCACAAAGGGGATCATCAGCGAGACGGCCAGCGTCTTGGGCTTGAAGCCCTTATGGGCCTTGTCGGTGTTGCTGGTCTGGCCGGACATATCGCCGCTTTCGATTCGCAGATTGGCCGTGACCTTGAGGTTCTTACCCTGGACTTTTTGCCCGTCGAGTAGCAGCGTCATAGGCCCACCAGTTCCCGCACAAAGCTCAGTCCTTCTTTGCTGCCGACCAACAATAGGCCGGCGCACTGAATCCATTCGTGGCCCGGGGCATCGCCGGCCAACAGTTCGCGGCGCAATTCGCCAGCGGTGCCCGGGCCGATCAACCGCGCGCGCATGCTGACGTCAGGGTTTCCCCCAGCCAGCAGCTCTTTCAGCTCAGCCAATTGCTTATCCCGGCCCTGCTGCTGGGCACTCTTGCGCGTTGCCAGCGCCGCCAGATCAGCCAACGGCGAACTGTCAGCGGCATAGCCTTCCAGCACGGCTATTTGCCCCGCCATGGACTGTTTGGCAGCTTTGACGACCGTGCAACGCTCCAGCGGCAACCCCTGCCAGCGTGGCAGTGCGCCGGCGCCGGCGCCGGGGATCTCCCACTTTTCGCTCTCCAGCTTCACCAAGTGTTGCGCTCGGCGTTGCGTGCGTACCAGGTCAGGGATCGGCAGCAGTGCATTGAATCGCGCCAAGCTGCTGGCCAGCTGTTCCAGCCGCGTACCCAGGAACAGAATCGACAGCGCGTATTGCGGTCCGGTTGGGCGCCCGCTGTCGCTGGCGTCTTCCAGTTTCTTGGCGAGATGATCCAGTGCGTTGGGCGCCGACAGAAACCGCTGATAGCCCGCGCCCTGGCCGACACCGTTTTGAAACGGCGTCACGACCAGGCACGCCGGCACCTGGCCCATTTGTTCGGCCAGCGCCTTGCGTCCGGCCGCGATCGCGCCCTTCGCGACATCACCGACCGGCCCGGGATTGGTGTTGGCCAGTCCGCTCAGTCCAGCCAGTCGCTGGGCGGTGCTGGTCAGCTCGCCGCCGGCCAGATCCTTGGCCGCTGACAGCCCGGCCATCCACTGCGTGGCCTGCTCTGGCCAGCGCATCGTCACCGGTGCCCAGGTCATGCCGGCGGCGTCCAGGTGATGGCTTTCATTGCTTTGAGGTTTTTGTCTTTCTGCGCCTTTGCCACAGACTGGCGCAAGGTTTCGGCATGCTGCTGTGCGGCCTGCCGGAAGCGCACCAGGTCAAGGCTGACTTTCTGCAATTGTTCGATGGTGTGCGGTCGGAAGGCCAGCACCTGGTCGACGTCATAGCAGGGGTAGACATCGTCCAGGCCCAGCAGCACCTGGCCGTTTAGGTTTACTTGGTCATCGATCGCGCTGCTGTAGCGGTATGGCTCGCCCAACGCACTGGAAGTGAAACCGCCCGCGATGAAATCCGTGCAGCCAGTGGAGATCGCTTGTAATTTTTGGTCGCGGAGTGCGGCCAGAACGGCTTCGATGTCGTCGACCCATTTGCCATTCTTCCAGACCTGATTAGGCCCGGGCTTCTTCATGGTGAAACCCGCCGGCACCGCTTCGAAGCCTTCCAGCGTTCGCGGCTCGGCTGTGTCAGTGCTGTACACCACGACGCCGCCGAAGTAATCCACCAACTGCCAAGCCTGCCCGTTCCACCATGCTGCTTTGTGCTCTGGTACTGCGGGCGGCTCCGCTTCGACGCATCCGCCGGGGATCAGGTAAACACCCGGTTCCAGTGGCGATTCGTCAGCCGTCACGGCGCCAATAAAAACGCCAAGATGGTCGGTCTGATAAACGAGTTTTTCAGTCATGCTCGATCTCAATACTTGATGCAGAAAAGGAGGGCCAAGTTTCGGGGCCGGGTTTCAACACCGCCCGAGGCGGTCACTACGATTCCGTGTGTATGCGCGCCACCGCCACTGACGCCGACGTTGTGCGCGTGCTGGCCAGCAGCGCCGATGCCGACGTTGTGCGCGTGGTGGCCCTGGTAGTCGGTGCGCATAGGGCGACCGTCGGCGTTTTTGCCACCAGGGATTTCAAGCTCAGTCCAGACACTGCCGCCTGCCGGATAACCCACATTGATGCCTGCGCCGTTGTCGACAGTTCGGAACCCGTGATCATGGTTGCCTTGGGCATCAGTCCAGGCGCCGTGGACGTGGTTGCCTTGCGCATCCGTCCAAGCGGTGTGTAAGTGATCACCAACGGTTGCCGCCGACGCGGAGTGCGCATGCGAGTGGATCATCATGTCCTGATAGACGCCGAACGCACGTCCAGGGTCCAGACCGCGGCCGTCGTCCCAGCCGCGTGGAAACAAGCCGCGCATGTCGGGCAAATTGAACGTGGTTGAACCGTCGCCAGCGCCGTAGTGCGTTCCAAGCCAGGCAAAAAGTTGTGCGTATGTGGTACGGGACACTGCCGCCCCGTTGCACTTCAGCCAACCCGCCGGCGCCCAGGACATGGCGAAAGCCGCAACCATTCCAGTCATCGAATCGCCGACCTGTTTTTGTAGCTTGTTCAGGGCGGCGGTTGACGCCACGATTGCACTGCTGTTGGTTGCTGGATCGTCGCTGATGGCATTGGGCAGATTGCCCAGTCCGATGTCTGCTTTGGTCGTTGCCCGGGCGCGCAGTAACGGATAGTCGCCGGTACGGGATGCGAGATATTTGATCAACGCACCGCCGACTGGCTCGGCGTCCCGCAAATCCACGATGTTGCTGGGTGAGATGAAATCGGCGAGCGGTACGCAGTAATGCCGCACGCCGGCGTCATCGGTGTAATCAGCCTGTTCACCGAATACCACTTTCCAAGCTGCCACCCGATCGTTCAATTGGCGCTCGAGGCAAACGTCCAGCCAGACTTTGCCTACTGGAATGACACCTGGGACGGCTTCTGACTTCGCAATCGCCACCCGGATGCCTTCGACGTAGGCGGTGCCACCATTGATCTGGTAGCCGGTCTCCGCCTTTTCGAACATCAGAGAATTGCTGAAGAAGAACGCACGTCCGTAGAGATTGCGATTGCTCAGGCGCTCGCGCTCATCAATGCCGGCAAGGCGCACTGTAAAGTCATGCTGCCAGGTGCTGGCATCGATCTTGATGCCGGTCAGCTTCATGGCGCCGTCATAGGCCACCAGGAAGTTTCGGGTGACGTTGTTGCCGATCTGTTCCGGCGGAATGTTTCTACGCTTCTGTTGCAGCGGCACTGACGATGCCGCGAACAAGATGCCGTCGGCATCCTCAAGACCGACCCAGTTAAAGTCCCAGTCGCCAATGTCCGACCCCAGCTGGGCGCTGTACACGACCTGGTTCGGGTTCACGTAACCGGCATTCTTTTCAGGGATCGTATAGACGTGAACGATCTGCGCAGCAGGTGGCTTGCCGGCAGCGCGATCGAGCGGGGCGGTGGGATCAAGCCCGGGCACATTCGCAAAGATGAATCGGCTGACGATCAGCGGCTTTTGCTGGCTTTGTTTAAGGGCGATTTGGCTTTCGCCGGCCAAGGTAATACTGGCGCTCACGGTGCGCTCCTACAGGCTGGCAACCAGCGTTTGCTGGTCGTCGTTGAAGTCGATCAGGGCGATTTGCAGCCCCACGGGGGTGATGGTGACGAAGTCATAGCGCCGGCACGTTCGGCCGTATTGCTGGATCAGCACGCGCAGAAGCTCCGGGTTGAGCGACAATTGAGCGTTGCTGAATTTGAGCAGCACCACGTCCCAATCGCGGTCGGGCTGGCGTTCCTCGATCTCGACGTAACCCACGCCCAGTCGCTCGAAAATGCGTTTCAACCCGGCGGTGCTACCAGCGTCGACCGAGTTGATAAACGCGTATTTCACGCGCAGTCGAAACAAGGATTCGGGTTCGCCCTTGAAGCGCGTCACGTCCCGCTGCCAAGCCCACAGTTCAAGGATGCTCATGTGGCAGGTGTCGGGATCGATCTGCGAGTAAGGCCAGCGCAGCCAGCCGGTGACGGTTTCCCACCACGCCTGTGCAGCCGCGACCAGTTTTGAAAATTCGGTGCCGCCAAGCCAGAACGGCAGTTTGAGTTTGATCATTGCAGGTTCACCTTCAGCGACGTCAGGCGCGGGATGTCCAACCCGCTGGTGATATCGACGCCGGGTGTAAACCGCAGTGAGGCGATATCGGCAAACTGCTGGTGTAGTTCTTCAGCGAGGCGACTAAAGCTGAAACGCGACTGGGGATAAGTCAGCGTCGGCTGATAATCGCGGGGCGTGCTTTCTCGAAACGCGGCCCGGATGAATAGCTCGATCTCACTTTTCAGCGTGTCGATTTGCTCGGCGCTCAGATTCGGTTGCGGCCAGAGCGTCATCGCAACACTCACGGGTACTTCGGGCATCACCATGGCCAGCAGATCATCGCCGTGGCCATGGTTGCCCTGGTCGCGAATGTGCGAATTGATTTGCTCCAGGTAAGTCGCCGCCGGCACGCCCGCGTCAAACAACACGAAGGCATTCGCACTCCCCGGGCCACGTGGTGCACCGTGTTCGAAGTAGACGCCATCCGGTCGAACGCCTGGAAAGGCGGAAATCATGGCGCGATACACCGCGTCGGTGTGCCACTGGTTCACCGCCGAGAACTGGTTGCGCACCCGCAAACGCAGTTGGTCGTTCGGCTCCGGATCCGCACCTGGTGATTCGAGCCAATCGTCCTTGTTCACGACCTGGACGATGCCGGGGATGGGCACCGGCAGGATGGCGTAGTAACCCGGGGCGAGGTTGAAGCCACTGCCGGATTCGATCGCCTCCACCGGGACTTCCAGCTGCAGCTGGCCCGCGACAAACGTCGCCGGCGCCGTGGTAATCAATTGGTACACGTTGCCGTTGATGGCGGCGGACTGCACCACAATGCCTTTTTCCAGCTCCATGACGCCGTCCGGTAAGGCGCGGGTGAACAGCAATTTACCGCGGGCTTTGGTGGCGCCTTTACGCTCGACGTTGACCGCCCAGGCGAGCATGTCCAGCCAGGCGTCCACCGCCGTTTTCACAAAGAAGTTCGGCAGCACCGTCAGGCACAGAAAGTCCAACAGCCACAACACCGGTTTGGTCACCAGCGCGGTCATCACCCGCCAGAACGGTGAATAACTGCTGGTGTTCGCCACCTTCGCGCCCTGAGCTTCAACCTCCTTTTCCCACGCAGCCTTCAAACCGGCCTCGGTGGTCGGGATGCCGGCGTCGGCGATCACCTTCTTAAAATCGACCTGGCTCACAGACTTACCTCAATCGAACCGAATTTCAGGGTTTTCGCAGTGACCAGGTACACACCTGGTTCCTGCTGGATGATGCGTGCCGTACCGGGCACCAGGCGCTGGTCGTCCTCCACCAACAATTCCAGTTGCTGGATGCAGTCGCGCTGCCGCAACCGATCGCGCTCGGCCACCAGTGTCACCAGCAACCCGCTGTCGCGGATCATGTGAGCGATGTCCTGGGCGATGCAGGCGCGGTCACCTGATGGCAATCCGGATAGTCGGTACAGCTTTGTTCGATTACCAGATCACCAAAACAGACGAAGCGCGGATCCGCCTTGAGTGCTTGGCCACCTTCGCCAAACAGCAGGGCGATATAGATGCGGCCGAAGCCGCCATTGTGGCCCAGCTTCTGGCCAGCCATTCATCTCTGGGGCTAGGTTATGAACGATGACAAAAACATTCGGGAGCGGCCGGCATTGGCCAGTAAGCGACTGGATCTGCCGAGCATCTGCGACATCTGCGGCAACCCCCGATCTACCCGTAAACATCAAAAGTGCAGCCGTATTCGCCAGCATCGAAAGACTGAGGAATGGGCCGCTGTAATGGCCGAAAAGGCTGCAATCAGAAAAGCAAAGGAACGCCGCTATGTTTAAACGCCGTGAGCAAGCAGCACCAGAATCAAACCCAGTGGTTTCTACTACGCTTTCAGCAGAACCCGCCTCTACACTGGTCTGTCATCAGGCGCGGGAACAAACAGGTTCGAGGGCTGTACCGTGAGCCAAGCAACAACAGGTGTTTTGACCTTTCAAGACCTGCAGCACATCACCGGTTATCAGCGTCGATCCGATGTTGAGCGTTCGCTGATCGCCCAGGGTGTGCGCTTGTTCCGTGGCCGAACTGGCCCGTGGACAACGCTTGACCTGATTAATCACGCCGGCGGCGTAACGTCGGCCAGCGCTGAAAGGTACGACACCGACATATTATGAGGCGAGCGAGGAAGCGTAAGCACAATCCCCATATCCCTGCCCATGTCGATCAGGCCGCCCTCCCGGCGGCCGTTTACTTCGACCATCGCGACAGTGGTGTCTGGTACACCCTTCATCGGGACGAGACCGGAAAGCAGCGCCGCCGAAACGTGGCGCCCGCAGACGTGTCGCTGGCAGAACTCCATCAAATCATGGACGAGGCGTCCAACGTCGATCGAGGAACGCTTCGTTACGTGTGCGAACAGTTCCACCTGAGCGACCGATACAAAAAACTCGCTCCAAAAACCCACGCCGATTACTGCTACTCCCGCGATGTGCTGCTGAACATTCCCACCAAATTGGGCAAGCCGCTGGGCGATCTCGCCGTGAAGAAATTTACCGCCGCCCTGGTGCAACGCATGGTCGATCGGATCGCAGACGAGGGCACGCCCTCAAAGGCAGCGCACGCACTGCGTTATCTGCGCCGCGCTCTGCAGTGGGGACGTAATCGGGGTTTCCTCGAGGTGAACCCAGCCCTGGGCATCGAAGCGCCGATAGAACGTAAACAACGCCGGTTGCCACGGCTGAACGTTATGGACGTCCTGATCGACCGCGCAACAGCGCGTGGACGTCTGGCACGGAACGAGCCTGGCGGTTGTCCCGAGTACTTGGCCAGCGTTATGGAGTTGGCCTACCTATGCCGGCTGCGCGGCATAGAAGTAGTGACGCTCACGGACGCGAACGAATTGCAGGAAGGGATTCTGACCAATCGCCGCAAGGGCAGTCGGGACAACATTGTCCAATGGACGCCGCGACTGCGCACAGTGTGGGAAGGCGCAAAGTCTCTTCGTGCAAGGATATGGGAGCGCCGTAAAATGCCTATTCCGATCGTGGCGTCAAAGCGTTTTATCATCGTGGCAAGCCACGGCGGCCCTCTTCGTAAAACGAGCCTCGACACCGCCTGGCAACGCTTTATCACGTTGGCTATCGCAGACGGGAACATCGATCCGGAAGATCGCTTCGCACTGCACGATCTGAAACGACGCGGTATTACTGACACGACCGGCACTAGGGCGGACAAACAGGAAGCTAGTGGACACCGGGATTCGAAAATGATGGACGTCTACGACCATAGCCTACCCTTGGTACCGCCTTCTGGTGAATAGAGATACGCTAGTTAATATCGCAGACAAACCAAAAAATTAAGGATATAACAATGAAAATAGTCGTGCAGCCACACGAAATCCCTGAAGATGATTTTGGCCTTGATCTATTTGGTCGAAAAAACTTTGGCATTGCGCTCGCTAACATCGTAAAGAACGCGACCGACCCGCTAGTCATTAGTCTTGATGGAAATTGGGGTGAAGGAAAATCAACTTTTGTCAAAACTTGGCAAAAAATCCTAAACAAACAGAAAGTCCCTAACATCTATATCGACGCCTTTGCGTCTGACTATGTAGATGATGCGTTTATGATAGTAGCCGGAGCGATAACAGACTATGTCTCCGCACATGCCCCCGCGAAGAAATCAGCAGAGTTCATTGATAAAGCAAAAAACGTAGGGGCGCACGTTTTATCTTTAAGTGCAAAAATTGGAATTCGTGCGATATCCGCTGGCGTGGTCAAGGATACGGACCTAAAGGAGTTCGCTAAAATTGGCGAAGATATTTCAAAAGACATCAGCACTAGTGCCGAAAAATATATTAAGGATCGTCTGACTAACCATAAGGCAGAGCGCCAATCTATTGAGCATTTTCGTTCCTTTCTTTCGACTATCCCAAGCAGCCTTAAGGAGCCATCAGATAGTCCTCTCACAGTCATTATCGATGAGCTTGATCGGTGCCGCCCTTCTTTCGCGGTCGAAATGCTGGAAAAGATAAAACACCTGTTCTCTGTTCCGAATGTAAATTTTCTATTAGTAATCAATAAATCACAGCTACAAGAATCAATAAAATCATCATATGGAGCAAATATAAACGCCCACACTTACTTGCAAAAATTTATAACCATCGAAGCCACCCTTCCTAAGAAAAAAGGGCGAGACGGCGATATCGAAAAATACTGTAAGCACCTTGCCGAGCAGTACGAACTCGTAAATGGAGAGTGGGTCGATTACTTCAATGCTCTTGGCAGCCAACTAAACTGTTCATTGCGAGAACTCGAGAGAGCGTTTTCAAACTTAGCAATCATGCTAATGACAGAAAGACCAGGTGCAGATCTAAACGAACCACTAATTTCAACGATTTGCATACTAAAAGTAATGCGTCCGGGCGTTTTCGAACGACTCGCAGCCAGCACCGTCACTATAGAGGAACTTCAAGAGGCGCTGAATTACAAACCCGACCCGAAAAGCCAAAACTACGTGATGGAAACTATCGTTAAATGGTTGTCTGCCTGTGTTATGTCAGAAATGGACTTTCAAAGTCTTGACGACCAAGATGATGCAAAGAGAATGTCTCGCTACATGCGTAACCGAACTAAAGTACTCAGTTTGCTATCGCAAAAATTGAACAGTTTCTCGGCGGGCTAAGTGGCACTCGAACAGCTGCTGGACTCACCAACAGTTCAAAAAACCGCGTACTGTGCAGGCGAGACCAGCAAGCGCCATTCCGAAATCTGATGACCAATCGGGAGCCAAGCTAAAAGGTGTCACGTAACAAGACAACCAATGCCCGCGAAACGCGCGGGCATTGGCGTGTTCGCACGTAACAACAAATTTCGTAAGTCATTGTTTTTGTTACTTAAAGCAGCTTCCTTGTAATCAGTAGGTCCCGGGTTCGACTCCTGGTGCCGCACCATACAAAACAAAGCCCCTGCAGAAATGCAGGGGCTTTGTTTTGTATGGGGTGTCCACATTTTGTCCACGCCGAACCTCAATGGGCCCAAATGCACCGCCTATTGTGCAATTCTCAGCAGGCACTTTGAGATTATGAAAATTATGGCTGAGCAATAATTATTGCCCAGTCATAATTTTCATTAAAACTCCCCCGCCACTACCTGGCCACGATTGCGCTCACCCTCTCCCCAAGCTACCGTCTAACCCGTCGCTGCCAATTCAGCGACCGGGCCTGATAACCCGAGTAAGATGCAGGCGCACCAGCGCCCCAACCCACGTTTGTCGGCGCTTTTTTGTGCTCGCATTTCCGTGTAATGGCGGCTGTGCGTGGGAGACCTTCGGGTCTGCCGGGTTCCTGTATCTCCGGTTTATCAGCCTGCGCATAGCTGCCACCCAATCGTCTGATAACGAAGTGGCAGCTCTCATTTGATACAGGGAGTTTTACAAATGAACAGCATCAATCCGTCAAAGTTCTGCCCGGTCATACCTTCCCACTGTCCAGCAAACGGCAGGTGAATCCCATGACCAATCTCCAGGATCTGAAAACCCCCGGCCTCACCCATTTCTCGTACCAATCCAACCACGCACTGTTTCGCACCAGCGCCGGCGTCCCGGTGACGACCGCCCTCTCACACGCCTCGCATCTGCTGCACATCTCCAAGCTGCTGACGTCTGATACTGACGTGGCACGCGATCCCGACCTCCACGCCTGTGCCTCGCAATATTTGCAGGAGTTAAGCAAGGCGCTGATTGATGACGCGGTAAAAGTGCTGGGCACGCCGAGTCCAAAGATATAAACCGTGAAGAATCAAAACAAAGCCCCTGCAGAAATGCAGGGGGCTTTGTTGTCTCTAAAATCTTATTTCTTGCCACTGCAAACAACAGACATGAAAAAGCCCCCGGCATTTACTAGTGTCGGGGGCTTCTACAACGTTCGGGATCTGAGCCTATGCAGCCTCCACCGAAATCGAAATCCGACGCCCAAGCTGCTGCAACGCACGCTCAACATTTTCAATCTTGGAATGGTGCAGGAAATCGACCAGTCGATCTACCTGGGGTCGTTGTACACCCAAGCGTCGAGCCAATTCGGCTTTACTCACACCAGATTCCAAAAGCGTATTCCACAGCGCAACCTTTGCAGCGGTCAGTGCCGGCAGCCGTAGCACGACTTGACCTGCGTGCTCTCCCGCGTGGCCAGTCGGTATCGTCCGACGCTCATCGACGTAGATGGACAATGCCGTCTCTATTGAATCAAGAGCACTGTCCAAAGCTGTTCCAAGACAGTCTCCAGCGGCGTGCATCTCTGGTATCTCTGCGCAGGACAACCAGACACTGCCCGGCTCTTCGTGAACTTCCAACGCATATTCGAACATCACGCTTCCTCTTCTTCGGTACAGCTAGGCCTCAATCCTTGAGGCCTAGCTGTTTGATTATCGATTTTCTCAACCCTTCGCCTACTTCCTTGGCTCCGTGATCGGGAAACACAGTTGATTTGCCATTCAAGGAAACCTTGAAGTGGCTGCCCTTGCCGGCTTGAAACTCAACGCCTTGGGCTTTCAACCATCGCCGAAACTCGCTGTACTTCATGTGCATCACTCGCCGTTTCGGTAGGGCGAATGTGCAACATATTTGTTTCATGCGCAACACTTATGTTGCACGCGAAGAATTCTAAAAATGCCCCAAGCACTAGCCGATTGAAACACTCACCCATCTCTGCCCCGCCACCACCTGGCCACGATTGCGCTCACCCCCTCCCCAAGCTACCGTCTAACCCGTCGCTGCCAATTCAGCGACCGGGCCTGAGAACCCGAGTAAGATGCAGGCGCACCAGCGCCCCACCCACGTTTGCCGGCGCTTTTTTTGTGCTCGCATTTCCGTGTAATGGCTGCTGTGCGTGGGAGACCTTCGGGTCTGCCGGGTTCCTGTATCTCCGGTTTCTCAGCCTGCGCATAGCTGCCACCCTCTCGCCTGAGAACGGAGGAGGTAGCGCTCATTTGATACAGGGAGTTTCACAAATGAATAGCATCAATCCGTCAAAGATTTGCCCGGTCATATCCTTCCACCGCCCAGCAAACGGCAGGTGAATCTCATGACCAATCTCCAGGATCTGAAAACCCCCGGCCTCACCCATTTCTCGTACCAATCCAACCACGCACTGTTTCGCACCAGCGCCGGCGTCCCGGTGACGACCGCCCTTTCCCACGCCTCGCATTTACTGCACATCTCAAAACTGCTGACGTCGGATACTGACGTCGCACGCGATCCCGACCTCCACGCCTGTGCCTCGCAATACTTGCAGGAGTTAAGCAAGGCGTTGATCGATGACGCGGTAAAAGTGCTGGGCACCCCCGAGTCCAAAGCTCTAAACCGTGGCCCACAAAAAAGCCCTCGCATCGCTGCGAGGGCTTTTTATGACAGCAACGATCAGTGCCCCGCGCTCTGCCCACCATCCACATGCAGAATCTCGCCGGTCACAAACGCCGCGTTATCGAGATAGACCACCGCCTGGGCAATGTCCGCAATCTCGCCCATGTGTCCGACCGGGTGCAGTGCGCCCAATGCTGCGTGGCTGTCTTCGCCATGCATCGGGGTATTGATGATGCCCGGCGATACCGCATTCACCCGAATTCCGCGTTTGGCGTATTCGATGGCCAGGGATTTGGTGGCGGCATTCAGGCCGCCCTTGGTCAGGGAAGCGAGCACCGATGGCACGCCGTCGATGGCGTGGTCGGTCAGGCTGGTGGTGATGTTGACCACGTGGCCCTTGCCCTGTTTTTCCATCTCGGCGATGGCCAGTTGGGTGATGTAGAAGAAGCCGTT